CTCGCCAAGGCCGTTGGACCAGGCCAAGGTCTCCTCGATCGCCCGGGTCATCGTCAGGTCCGGTGGCTGGGTCTCGGAGCCCCACTCGCGCACCGGAGCGTAGGCCAGGTTGTTGGAGATGGTGATGAAGTCACCGCGGCCGAGCCGGTTGGCTTTGCCGATCTGGGCGCGCGGATCCGGAGCCGCGGCCCTCGAGCCCTTGGGCGGCGCCGGCGGAATCTCGTTGCTGAAGGCGTTGATCTCGAGCATCCAGGCCAATCGATACCAGCCGGTGTCAACCCTCGATCGCCGAATGGCCCCGCCGAGGATGTGGAGGCCGAGGGCGCCGACGAGATCGGGCACGATCTCCTCTTCGACGAAGGCCGCGGCCTGCCCGGCAGCTCGATCGAAGGCCGCGAGGTCGAGGTCTACGGTGAACATCAGCCATCCGCCGCCACGAACCGTTGCCGGGTCGCTGTCCTGGCCGTGTGGCCGATGATCGTGGCCTCGGCCGGATCCTTCTCCCAGCGCACGGGCTTGACCCTCTCGGTCGCCTGGTCGCCAACCTGGACCACCTCGACGCCGGGCTTGAAGAGTAGATCCGCCGACAGGCTCTTGCGTATGACGATGACCTGGCGATCCTCGGCCCGAGCTGCACCGCCGGAGACGAGCTGATCGCTGTAGGCGGTAATGAGGCCGCGGCCGGTAATCGCCGCCGGCGCCGTCCCGGTGTACTGGCCGGTGGCCGGGTCGAAGACCTTGCCGCCGGCCGCCGGCGGGTAGATGGTCAACGGCTGCATGACTTTCCGCGTCGCCCTATCGACGAGAGCCGAGACCTTGGACAGTGGACCTACGAGAGCCATGATCTAGTAGAACCCCGCGGCCAGCGGTAAGTCGAGCGAGAGGCCTCCTGAGACGATCAGGCCGGACAGCTCGGCCTCGACCAACCGACGCGTCACGTCTCGAGGCCCGCCCTCGGCCCACTTCAAGGTCACGGGACCGGCTTTCAGCTCCGCGAGGTCTCGATCCAGGGGCACGTCAACCGCGTTCAGTCTCACCCCGTGGTCGTAGGCGAGCTCGGCCTGCGCTCGCTTGATCTCGAGCGGCACGCCGGAGATCAGCCGCGGCGGCTCACCGTCGTCGTAGGCGGCCGTCGCCGGGAAGGGGAGCCGGTCCCGGTCGGTCTGACTACCTCGGAAGCGATATTGACCGACGATCCACTGGCCCGCCAGGAGAATGGCCGCCACCTTCACCAAATCCGTCGCCGAGGCCCAATCCGCCCGATTCCTCTCGAGGTGGTAGGCGTCGGCGTAGACGACGTCGATCCAGGTGTTGGCGAGGTCGACGCCAGCACCCGTCTCGACGATCAGGTAGTCCAGAGGCGGAGCCATCTTCCCCTACTTCGCGGGCGTCTGGCTCTTGCCCTTCGGTGCCTTGCTCTCGCTCCAGAGCTTGTGCTTCGGCGTGAAGCTCGAGGCGGCGATCTTGAGCGGTTTGTCGGGATTGGTCGGGTCGACGATTTCGATCATCTCGACCTTCTCCTTCTCCACGACGGCCGCCGTGGGCTTCGGGTCATCGAGCCGCTTGTGCAGCTTGGGGTTGAAGTCCTCCTCGTTGATGTTGACCGTCCCCTTAGCCTTGAACGCGGCGCCTTTGAGCTGAACGCGAATTGTCGGAATGCTTCTCATCGTGACTCCTTTGGGCATCGGGCCGGCCCTCCTCGCGGAGGGCCCGAGCCCTGTTTTTGGCCGCAGCCGTTAGACGCTAGGCCAGCCGCGAGCGGACGGCCAGGTTGCCGTCGAGGACGCGGAAGCCGAAGAGGATGTCGAGCCGCACCTTGGTGTTGCCGCCCACGAGCGGGTCGTACCAGATGCTCGAGCGGATCGCCAGACCGGAGTTCGGATCGACGATCGTCACCATGCGGCCGCCGAAGAGGCTCGCTCCGATGTCGGACAGCGGAGCCATCGCCAGGCAGGCGAAGTTCCGATGGAAGGCGATGTTCTGGGTCTTCGCGTTGTCCGTCTGATCGAAGGTCACGGCGTCGCCGAGCGAATAGGAGGTCGCCAGACGCGGCAGAACGGTCACCGTGGCCTCGTTGCTTGCACAAACAACGTCGGCCTGGATGACGTAGCGCTGGGCGTTGCCCGCGATGACGAAGGTATCGCCCTTCTTGAGCGTCCCGGTCATCGTCGTGTCTTCGATGATGAAGGTCTCGACGGCGTTGACGTCGTCCTCGGGCGCGACGCTGGGCGCGATGTTGGCCTTCAACGTCGGGCTCGCCGCGGTGATCGCCACGGTGGCGTGCGTGGCCACGTTCTGATCGGGGAAGATGTTGAACCCGTACTTCCGCGCCAGATCACCCTCGCGCTGGAGCTCTTGACCCTCGAGACCGGCGCCCTGGTGCTGGGCGAAGGCCGTGACGTTGAGCAGCTTCTCCTCGTAGCTCGAGCCGATGATGAAGTGCATCCGGTCCTTCTCGCCCAGCGGTACCCCGTTGTCGCGGAGCACCTTGCGGGCCGCGGTCATATTCGCGGCGACACCGGTTGCGTCGAGCACCCAGGGGACCGACGTATAGAGCCCGGCAAGCTGAGCGTCGACGTAATTGGCGAGCGCGTAGCCGGCGGGACGGATGTGGTCGTCGATGATCGACTGGCCGCCGTGAGAGACGTCGACGTCCGAGACCAGGAATTCCACCTTCCGGTGGTTGCTCAACGTGATCCAGATGGACGACGTCGCCAGGTCTTGCGGCGTGGCGTCGGTGCCCGCCTGGGTCGTGAAGACGGACGGCCGAGAGACTTGGATTTTTGACCCGCGTTGCTGCGGAGCCTTGTCGAAGCCGCGGTGGAGGCGCCCGGCGAAGCCGAGGTTGTTCTCCATGTGGCGCAGGGCTTCCTGCGCGTAGAAGATGGGATCGTAGGGATCGAGAAAGTTGGCCATGATGGCTCCCGTTTGGGACGCCGCCTCGGCTCAGTCCGCTCTGGCGCCGTCGGGTTTACGTACCCACGGGAGCGACGCGAAAGTCCTTACCGTCTTTTTCCGCCTGCTTTTGAGCGCGGCGGTAGACGGCAGGGATCAACGCTTGTTCCCGCGAGAGAACTACCGCGCCATCGGCGCTTTGGAGATCGACGTCATCGACGTCGGCTCCGGATCCTGCCTTCGCGTTCGACTCCCAGCAACCGCCGAAAGCCTGACTTTTCTTCATCGCCGCGACCAGGTCGCTCGCGGTCTTGAACTCGTCGAGGGTCTTGCCGGCGTCTCGATCCTCTTGGCTCATGAAGATCTCATCGTCGCCGTCCAGCTTCTCGATCACCGTGATCGGATCGCCGCCCGCCGGGTTGTCCTGCGTCTTCATCCTGGCGAGGATGCCGGGCAGGCCGGTGTGTCGATTGCCGGCGCCGAGAGCGGCGAGCGCCCGGTTCTGGTTGACGTTCTCGAGAAACCGCGCGTGCTCGGCCGAGGTCTTTGCATCCGCACCCCTGAGCGCGCTCTCGTGCTGAGTCTTCATCTCCTGCACCGCGGCCTGGTGGGTCGCCGTCGCGCTCTCGAACTCCGACTGGCGATCATAGAGTCGACGCACGGCACCCGGATCGGCCCCGAGCTCAGTCTGGATCTTGTCCCAGCTGTCGGTCTTGGCCCGCTCCTTGGCGAGCTCTGCCTTGGTGAGGTCGTGCTCTTTCTTCGTCCGCGCGTGAGCTCGCTTGAGCTCGCCGCCGTAGACGGCCACCGGGTCATCGTCTCCGAAATCCGGTCGGAAAACTGTCTTCCCCGTGGCCTTGCCTTGGTCATCGACGGCGTCGAATTCCTTGTAAAATCCACGGGCACTCTCGTCAACGGTGCTCAGGTCATCGACCTGGGGTTTCAGCTGCGGCATCGCCGGCTCCTCCGTTTGCGATTCATCATGATCCAGGAATACCACGGCCCCCTTTCCTCTGCATAGTCCATGGTATAGTTCCGATAATGGGTGCCACGCTCAGTTTTCAGACCTTGAGGGTCCTCGCCGCGCTGCTTCGACAGCCCGAAGCCTACGGCCTCGAGATCGCATCTGAGGCCGGCCTCAAGTCCGGAAGTCTCTACCCGATCCTGCATCGGCTCGAGGCCATAGGCTGGATCTCTGGACGGCGAGAGGAGATCGACGAGGCGGCCGCGGGCCGGCGCCGGCGCTGCTACTACAAGCTCACCGAGGTCGGTAGGGGAGAGGCCTTCGGGCTTCTGGGGGCCGCTAGGGAAGCGCTCAGACCAAGCCGGAATCGCCAAGGGCGCGCAGTAGGGACGTGAGAAGATCCGCGGGTATCTCGCTTATCCGACCCTCCGCAGACATCGCAATGAGCTCGGCCCAGAGCTCCTCGGCGCTGGTTGAGGCGTAGCTGGAAAAACCGAGGTCTATTCTCTTCGTGAATCCGTAAAATCTCTCGGTCTCGAAGGCGAAGGTAGTCCGCGCCTGCTCGCTGAGACCGTCATACCAGAGCGCGTGACCGGCCTCATGAGAGGTTCCCGCTACGACCGGACGGGAGCTTGAGCTCGAGACGAAAGTCCCCTTGGCACCGCCGGGGTGCTGAGATAGCGCCGCCTGAATTCTCTTGACGCCAGCGTTCGGGTCTTTCAGAAACCTCCGATTCAGAAGAATAGTTTTGTCGCCTGGCGTATGTGCGCCGAAGTAGTTGTCGCCAGACCGCGGATGGAATCTGATCTTCTTCAGCCTGACGCCGGTTCCCTCGAGCACCCTCGACAATCCCTCTGCGATCTCTTGAATACGGGCGGTCTTCGCGCCTAGAAGCTCGACCTTTTCTGCGTATCGACCCTCTATCCAGTCGCGACCCTGTTTCGCCGTCTTGAACTCCGGAATCTCCAACCGTTTTCCCAGAACGCTGCTCGGAGCGATCTCTTGAACGCTCGTCTTGCCGACCTTTCTCGCAAGTTTCGGACCCAGCTCCTCGAGCGTCCAGTAGCGGTTTCGTTGCCGGTCGATCAGGTCCGAGAGCTCGATTCCCTTCTTCGTCCGGAAGATCTCCGCCCGCCTCACTCCCAGGATCTCCTCCTGGATCGGCACCGGCTGCCGCAGGAGCCAGGCGTTGTGGGTCTCGCCCCGGGGGACGAAGCCGTCCATTGCCCGGCGCCGGGTCTCGGTCAGGGCCGGGAGCCGCCGGGAGCCGATCGCTTTCCAGCTCTTGACCAGCGGGGCGATCGTCGTCCGGCAAGCGACGTGAAACGGCGGCCGCGGCCCGCTGTCGACGGGGAAGACCTTGCC